AACGAGGGGAAAGTAAATGGCCGCTGGTAAATCCGCAGCAGACATCTTGGCTGGAGTGAAGGAAGATATCCAGCACACGGATGAGAACGACCGTTTGACCCGGCCGTCACCGACACCGGTTCCGGAAGGATTACGAGCGCCGGCGCCGAAGCACGAATACTCGGACGCACCTTACTCGCTCGTCAAGAAGTCCACGCCCTCCGGTCCTACAATGGACGACGAGATAAAGGCCAAGAAAGACATGGTGAATAAAGCGAGAAAAGCACTGGACCAATAGAACTCAGGAGCCTCAATGGCGTTAAAAGGCGAAGCAAAGAAGCAGTACAATAAGAATTATCAGGAAAATTTAAAGAAGCTCAGCGAGTTTCTTGATTCCTTGCTCGAGAAGGATAGGCAGTCCGCCGGGAAGCGTTATAAGTCTGAGGCGCTGTCGTATGAGAGCCTAGGAAAGATCTATCTCGGCATGTCTTACAAAGAAGCGGAAGACGACGAGGAAGACGACCCACGAAAGAAGAAAAAGATGGTCATCCCGAACCCCTCGAACTCCGAGGTTATGGGTTTGAGTTGCTCTTTTGAAGAATGGCTCGAACTCCGGGACAAGGCACGAAAAGATTTATTCTGGTTCGGAACAGCGGTTTTGAGGCACGACTTTGTCTCGACCACCCACCAAGTCATTTGCGATCAGTTTGTCCAGAAGAACTTCGATGGTGCTTTCCCGGATGGCTACACTATCGGCGACGTCCATAAGGCGATTGACCGACAAGAGCGTTTTGATACGGAAGGTAACCCGACGAAAGAAGCCTTGATCCTCGACCCTCGCGGGTTCTATAAGTCGACGATCAGTCGAGTCGATTGTGTCCAGTGGATGATTAACGTCCCGGACATCCGAATTTTGTTAATCACCGGCGAACACTCTTTGGCGAAGGCCATGATGATCGCGGTCAAAAAATATCTGTGTCTGTCTAAAGGCGAGAAGCCGACAGACTTTCATTTACTTTTCCCTGAGTACGTTCTAGTGGGAAGAGAGAGTTCTACCGGAACGCCTTTCACGATTCCTTGCCGGAAGCATAACCAGACAGAGCCGACGTTCTGGGTCCGCCCGGTCGGCGGTAACTTGTCAGGATGGCACTGCGATTTGAAGAAAGGCGACGACGTCATCACGGACAAGAACTGCAACAAGGAAGAAGTCCGGGAAGAACTCAACAAGAAATACGGCGGAACGAGCAGCATCCTTGACGAATGGGGATTCGCTGACACCATCGGAACGAGATACTTCGGTAAGCCCGTCCCGGATTGGTATGGTCTGAAACTCCAGAAGTCAGAAGAATCGAGCGATTCCGCGATTAAGATATTCCATCGTAAGTGCTGGGAAGTTAAGCCTGAGTACTCAGAGGTTCCTTTACTGGACCTGACTGAAGAAATGGTGATATTGAATTTCCCGGAGAAGGCGACGTTCCGGTCTCTTCGATCTAAACTTCTCGAGAACGAGAAACAGTTTCGTTGTCAACAACTCAACGAGCCAGCCGGCTCGATGGACGACGACAACTTTAAGGTCTCATTCGACGAAGACGTTCTTCGCCGACATCTTTACCAGAAGGAAGCGGCCCCGCAAACCGGGGATACTTTCATTTGCTGGGACTGGGCGTTGACCGCGAATAAACGATCGGACTACTCTGCCGGCGTTGTCGGACGGGTGTATCGTCGCGAAGACGGCAGGACTGGTCTAGTCATTTTGGAAGTCGTTTGCGATAAGTGGACGTCTTCAGAACTCGCGCTGCAAATCATCAGCCTGAACAAGAAATGGAATCCAAAAAAGACGTTAATCGAAAATTCGACCGGATCTGAGTGGCTCAAGAATGAATTGCACAGACTCGCTCCAGTCTTCGGCGTCACGCTTGATATTTTCTGGCGGCAACCATCGCTCGAGAAACACGCGAAGAGAAACAGAATCAAAGGTCTCGAAACACTTTTGAAGGAAGACCTGCTTTGGTTCGTTATCGGTAACTGGATAGACCCGACCTTTTATCAACTCACGAGGTACACAGGCGAGGAGAAGACGAAAGGACGTAAAGACGACATCCCTGACGCGATGAGTTATTTTCATTTGACTTTTTTCCCTATCACCTCCATGAACCAAAAAGACGCCGAGCAAGCCAAGGCGTACGCGGAAGGCGAGAAGAAAAAATCCCAGATGAGAGCCCAGTACGACAGGATATTCGGTAAGCCGACAGCCGCGACACTATTCGTCCCGCCATCGAGCGATGCACCAGACGCCGGTTGGCGGCCGACATGGCCGGTGAAGCCACAATAGAGGCATAGGATTTTAATGAGCGAGGACCTATCCGTACAGGCTAACGATCTATACCTGATACCGGATGCGCAGATAACCGAAGACAACGCACACGTCGACCCTGAAACCAATACCATGAGTTTCAAGGACGGGGCTGCGCTCAAACTTTTAATCGACGACACAAACACAGCCGATAATTACATCAACATCAATCAATGGGCAAGCGGCTGGACCTTGGCAGACACGCTTTACCAATCTCCGGCAGCAGCATCAGCGTTTGACGGTAGTAACGTCGCCCAAGCCAACGTCCCGAAGTTCATTCTAAGCAACCACATCTCCTCGATTGTCCCGAAGTTGATGGGCGGAATCTTTTATGAAGATCCCCCGTTCTTGCTTCGTCCCCGTCCGGGAGTTTCGCAGGATATCGTCCGCGCCAAGACTGCGCTCTTCAGCGCCCAGTTATGGGACATGAAGTTCGAGGAAGAGGCAGAACGAGCCCTCGATCAGATGGCGTTGTTCGGAACCTGCATCATGAAGTGGGGATACCTCGAGTATCCGGAAAAGGTCAAGCGTTACAAGCGGAAGGAAGAGAAGCAGTCTATCCCGAACCCGCTTGGCGGGCCCCCGACTCTTGTAGACACACCGGGATCCGACGAAGTTCTTATCGAGTATGACGACAAGTTAATTTCTCGTCCATGGATTAAGTACTGCGATATCCGGAAGGTTCTCGTAGACCCGAACTGCCGATACGGCGACATCCAGTGCGCTAACTGGGTTGTCTATCGCGATTACGCGACCTACTCCGATCTTGAAAAGCTCCGCGACGTCGAAGGCTACGTAATTCCGAACGAAGACGTTTTGAAGCACATTTTTATTCAAGGAATCACGTCAGGGATGGAGAACATCTCGTTGACGATTCCGGAAGGCATGCTGGGCTATCTCCAGCACGCCGTACCTGCGAACCAGAAGACCTCCGCGGATCCGATGAAGTCTCCGATGGAGATCATCGAGCGTTGGGATAAAGAGCGCGTAGTCGTTGCTCTGTCTTTCAACGGTCACTACATTTTGATTCGTAACGAAGCCAATCCCTACGGTAAGTTGCCTTTCTACTCCGCGAACTGGCGCAACATCCCTGACTGCTTTTACGGACAGGGTCTTGGGGTGCTAATTGGCAGCGAACAATTGGTTGAACAAGGCGTTACTAACTTGGCGCTTGACCTTCTTGCTTACGGCTTGCAGCCTACGGCAGTTAGGAAGAGTGGCTTTAATGCGCCGACACAGAACACTCGCTGGAAGCAGGGCGGAATCATTGAAGTCGACGAAGACGTCGACAAGGCGTTCAAGTTTCTAGAAATGCCGCCGATTCCTCCGGGCGCGTGGGCCGCGATCCAACAGGCTCAGTCCAGCGCGACAGCGTCATCTGGCGCGAACGAACAGACAGTCCAAGGCGTCAGTTCGGCCGGCATTAAGTCGACCGGTATGCGGTCAGGAACCGGTGCTGCGGCCGTCGTACAGGCGAACGCAAGCCGTCTTGACGGACCGGACGGTCGTTTCATCAGACAGATCTTTGTCCCATGGCTGTACCAGATGGACACGATGAACAACGACCTTCTTCCGACGGCGGTACTTCGCGACATCCTCGGTGAGTCTTTTAAGAAGGAAGACGCCGCGTATCAAGTCGACCATATTGATTTCCGTGAAGCAAAGTTTGAGTACGAAGTGCTGGCCGGTTCACACCTCGGCGCCAAGAAGGAAATGGCTCAGGCGTTACCGATTATCATCCAGTTGTTGAACAACCCGACATTCGTCCAGAACGTCACGGACGGTGGATACATGTTCGACGGCATCGCGGTATTCAAGGCATTTACAGACGCGGCCGGTTGGAAGTTCAGTCAGGCATTCTTGCGACCGATGACAGACGTCGAGAAGCAGAAGCATGACGCCAACTCTCCGGCGGCGCTGCAGCAAAAGCAAGCCCAGAGCCAGCAGCAGATGCAGGCTCAGAAGTTCCAGCAAGATCAGGTCATGGAAGACCAGAAACAGTTGGGCAAGGCCGGCGGCGAAGTTCTCCGTCAGTCTATCCAGCATTCTTTGGACATGGAGAATACCGGAGAGCCGGGCACGAGTCCACAGGGTTTCGGAACTGAAACAAATCTTTAAACAATAGGAGTACCAATGGCGGAAGCTAAAAAACCCCTCCTCATGAAGGAACTGACCCTCGGGGAGAAAATAGCACTAGGTCAGGTCAGTCGGTTACCCGGCTTTCAGGTCATCGTGAAACTCATCGAAGCTGGATGCAACCAAGCAACGGCAACAGCGATCAACACCAGTCCTGAAGAAGACAATTATGACCAGAAAGTCAAAGCACGTCACGCATATGCGTATGACGTGAATGCATTCACCCGTTTGGTTCGTGACTCGATTAACTATCACGTCCAGCACGGCGTAGTCGAAGATTTGGAAGAACAGCAGAAGGCTCAAGAAGCCGTCGCTGAGCAACAAGAATAATTCGGCAGTCCAATCCAATTTTGTACGGGAGTTAATATGAGTTCCACACCTACACCTTTGACGCGGGACTATATTGTCAACATGTCACAGGAAGAGTTACACAAGATTATGAAGAACCCGGCGAGACTAGCGGAAGTCAACGCTTTTTTACTCACACCGGAAGGTCGCGGAGTCGTGGCAGAGATCGCGGCAGGCTCATCAACAGAACCTATCGAGGAAACCGAAGTAGTCGATAACCCGGTAGTTGAAGAATTCAATCAGGAAGAAGCCGACCGTCAGGCAGCGGAAGCGCACGCCGCGGTGGCACAAGCTGCAGCAGCCCAGATTGAAGAAGCACGTAAGTCTGAAGAAGACCAAGCATTGATTGAAGCCGGCATCACGGTTTACCGCGACGCGGTCGGCAATATCGTCAAACTTGTCCAAGATTATCAAGCAACCGACGAGCACGGTAACGCGATCGGCCGCTCGACTCACCTCGAGGCGCGCAGCTGGATTGAACTCGTCAGGAAGCAGAAGGAAGCGCACGTTCAAGCGACGCGCGCGTTCCACCGTTTGAAGGACCAGAAGACGACCTTCACAAAGAAGGTAGTCGAGCCAATCAAGATTCCTCAGGTACCTCTGATGTCAGAGGACGAAAGGATTCAGGCGGCTCTAGATTTGAACAGCGACGACGAGATGGTCGTTTTGAAGGCCGAACGTAAACTTCGGTCAGACGATATTCTTCGTGGACAGCAACAGAAGGCCGTAGTTGACGAAAACGTGCGACAGAACGAAGTCGTAAACGCTTTCAAGGCCCGTCACCGCCACGATTACAACCCTTGCCAAGCAAATGCGAAACTCATCACTGAGTACCTCAAGGAACACACGGACGCCGACGGAAACCCGTTGGCTTGGACCGAAGACAACCTTGAACTCGCGTTCGCCGCATCAGAACCGCAGCTAGTGCCTGTTCAGGCGCCAGTTGAAACGGAAACGGCACAGCCGGCGACTAATACGCCAGCGGTGTCAACAGTACAGCAGGTCACGCCGAAGCCGCCAACGCCGGAAATAACACCGACGGTGGTAGCAGAAGCGGCATTAGTAACGCCGGTCGCAACAGTCGCCTCGCCTAATCCGCCAGCGCCTGCCCGCCGACCGGGAGTCAACGGAGGGCTATTGCCCGGCCAGTCCACAGGGACTCGACCGGCGGCTACTCCGTCCGGACTTACCATGAAAGACATCGCGGGGTGGACCGGCGAACAGATGCGTAAGGAGCAGAAGAATCCTGCCCGAAAAGCAGAAATCGCACGGGTAATCGCGGCCTACAACAAAGCGCGAGCCTCACGGGTCTAAGTTACAAGGTGATTTATGAGTGGACCAAACCCGTCCGCACAAAACGTATCAAACGTCCTGACGGCTCAGGCGATCTTGTTCGATAAGGAACTGATCCCGAACCTGAAGGGCGAGACGGACGCATTCGTTGCTTGCGCTGAACGGCGCGTGCAGCCTTTGCATGCCGGTATTAACCGGACCTTCTTCCAGTACAACACTCTTGCCGGCGATATCTCTGCCAGCCAAGACGGTACTGTCGGAAATCCGGAACTCATCACACAGATCAGCGCACCGGCGCAGCTGGGTGAGTGGAACAACTACACGAACTTTTCTTCGTTCGCGATTGCTGCTTCCATCGACGAATTGGTCGGAAACTCCGCTGTCGAGCTTGGATATCAGGCCGGTCAGTCGATTTCCGAACTGTATTCCGCAGTAGCAGACAGCGCGTCAACGGTCGACAGCAATGTCAACCAGTCCGCTCTTCTGTCCAGCCCTTACACTCTTGACCTTGGCACGATCCGTGAACTGAAGCAGCAGCTTGTTTCAGAAGACGTCCTGCCTTGCAAGAAGGGTAAGTTCATGGGCGCAATCAGCCCGAACGTGTTGGGTGATATCTACAACGCAACGACCGTCAACAACTCGATCGTTGATTTGTGGAAGTTCGCAAACATGGAGAAGTTCGACAAGATGGCTGGCGCTGACCAGACCATGGAAATCGAACTCCCGGGCACGAACATCGTGTTCCGTCAGACTCCTTTCGTTACCAAGACTTCGAACTACCAAGGTAGCCAGAAGATCGCTTACCGGACTTATGTATTCGGGAACTACGCTTTGATCGGCGTATGGCTCGAGGTTCCGGGAGACACCGACTTGGACGAAGGCGATTGGCGCACGATCGAGTGCCGCGTTGTAACTGACGCGCCTCCGAGTTCGTTCGATCCTACTGCCACAATTGGCGGGTGGGCTTCGTATAAATTTCACCAAACAGTAACGTTACCACCTGCTACCGGTGTTAACACTCAGCGTATTCGTTGGATCGATTCAGTTCCTGCGATTCAGTAGCCAAACCTCTTGACACAGACGGCCATCTGTGTTAAGATTATAAAAGTAGGTTGGGGGCACGCCTTGAACGTGCTCCCGACCAACTCTTTCAAGGAGAGTACTAAAATGCGACTTTGTACAAATTGCAAGTTGCCTAAAAATAAATATTATAAGAATAACAACGTCTGTACCGATTGCTATAAGGAACGCAGGTATAATCACCGTCGAGAAAATCCAAAGTTACGTTTGTTATCTAGTGCAAAACATCGCGCCAAAAAAGAAAATGTTCCGTTTAACTTGAGCGCCGATGATTTCGATATCCCGTCCCACTGTCCGGTTTTGGGTATAGAGTTAAAATACAATATCGGCATAGGTGGTTTTCGAGACAATTCTCCAAGTCTGGATAAACGCATCCCAGAATTGGGGTACGTGAAGGGCAATATTTCTATTATGTCTTTTAGGGCAAACAGAATTAAGAACAACGCAACTCTTGAAGAAATAGAAAAAATACACGAATGGCTTAAAGGAAAACAATAATGCAAGACATGCGCAAGATAGTTTCAGGCTCCGACCTCTCGAATCCCTTCAAGCACCGTCACAACATCAAGGCGACACAAGCAACGATTAAAAAATTATTGGCTGACGGGACGCCAAACTGGGTTAAGCGGCCAGAAGATTACAAGAATTTTGTCAGAGAAAGTTTCCAAGCCGCCAAGGAAGAATCTGATTCGCAAGTTTCCCAGTACAAAATGGAGAGACAAGAGTTGTTGATGAATGCCAAGGCGCGAAAGATCAACGCGATCGGAACGCGCGACTTCGTCGATAAACTCCGCCGGAACGGCGTGAAGTGTTTCACAATCGATAACGGATTCCCGCCGCAGACCATCGCGTTGTGGGCGATCCGGCCGGACAGCGATAAACTGCAGTACGTCTGCTATCTACAGGTACCCGCAATGTACGAATGGTCCGTCCTGAAGGTCGACCGCCACGGCTTGCCCGCGGGAGAGGACTTCCGAGGCTGGCGGACCGTACTCATGCAACTGATCGAGAAACAGATCCTGACCGAGAAGAAGGCGCACGAGATCTTCGGCAGGCCGTCAGACGGCGAGACGAGTATCATCTACCGCGAGTCGTTGTGGTTCTTCCGCAATCACGCCGAGGTCGATGCCGGCCCAGAAGATTATCAGTTCTAGACGTAAAATTTGACTAGCTGACAAACAGCCTTGGACACATATGATAAAAAAGCCGGTAGCACCCCCGAACACAAAGAAGCCTGATCCCACAGCCTCGCCAGTCTCTGCCCTACCGGCAGATTTGGCTAAAGCACAACACGGCCCCGGGACAAGCACGAGTACCGGCGGAGCCACGGCTACTCGGAATACCGGAGCCGCGACTGGCGGAGCCGTCACGATTACGATTTCCGGTTCGAGCAGCACAAGCACGAGCACCGAAACGTCCACCGAGACCGAAACCACAGGTTCCGGGAAGGGCGGCGGCAAGTCTGGCGGAAAGGGCGCGGCTGGTAAAGGCGCAGGAAAGCCCAACGAGAAAGCCACGGGAAGCGGCGGACCAGACACAGGTGATAAGCGCCCACACGTCTACAACATCACCGTGAATTCCACGGGTCAGAGCGGAAACGCCGTTGACAGCAGCGCCGGCGGGGAAAAAGAGCCCGAACTCACGATGAAAGACATCAAGGGTTGGTCTGGTTCGCAGATGCGAAAGAAGATGAAGAACCCGAAGAAGAAGGCGGAAATCAACAAGGTCATCGCCGCCCACAACAAGTCCAAGCAAAACAAGACTGTCTAACGAAGTTATAGAAGTACAACAGGGTTGGCTCACCCAAACAAGCCCAGCCGGATTCATCCGGAAGCAGGAGTAGTATGGCTAATCAAGCAAATGACCCGAACCAGAATCAAGACGGACCGAAGTCTGTAGTCCCGCCGGTAATCGTACCCGTGGTGGCTAAGCCGCGCAGCATGGAAGAAAAGTTGGACATCCTTCTGACGCTGATGGCGACGAAAGAAGCCAGAATCGCCGAGGACGACCAGAACAAAGAAACCGCACGTCTGGCTCGCAACGCCCAGCGTGAAAAGTCCAGCAAGGCGCACGTCGAGAAGCAGCTCGTGAAGCAGGCTCGATGCCGGCACTTGAAGGGCGGGAAACTCGGTCCTTTAGGCGGAGTCCCGAACTACAACGTCACGATGCACACCTTCATCCAGAACCAAGTCGTTGGGAAGTGCAACAACTGTGGTATGAGATGGCAACCGGGAGACACACCGGAGTTCTTGTTCCGTCTAGACGGCAAGGGCGTGAAGCGTCGTATCGCAAACCACACGAAGCAAGGCTGGACGGAGTTTCAGGCGATGCAAATCCAGTCCACGAATACCCCGACCAGCAGCGAAGTCCCGCTGCAGGCCGTGTCAGCCGTCGCACAACCAGAAGGCGAAGAGTTGTCCGGAATGACTATCTAAATTTAGCGGACTGACGTACGGCTTTCCGGTGTGCCGAAAACACCGGATTTTTTTTTTTAATGGACACGGGGATGACGAGTGGCGAACAATCAGCTTCTAGCTTCCGATAATTTTGCATCTGGTAGTCTTGCTGCGGGATGGACGGCAATTCCCACTCAGGTAAAAAGCCAAGTGGCAGGAACGCCGTTTGTTGCGGAACCCCCTTCCACATCGGCGGCAGGACGTCAGTATTGGAGCGGTTTAACATGGCCGAATGATCAAGCATCCGAGGCTACTTTTGCTCATCTTGTGATAGACAGTGCTTCCAGCATTGATCTCTGGGTTCGCGTGCAATCAGGTTCGTATTCTGGATATGTTGTGTCTATCGGCAGCAGCGCCACGCAAGTCACCGCAAGACTCTATCGTTGCGATTCTGGCACGTTTACCGATCTTACCGACGTACTTTCTGGATTGACCGATACAGTTGGCGATGTTTGGACGATTCAGGCGGCTGGTTCTTTTATCGTTGTTTATCAAAACGGCAATATGGTGATGCGCTACGCGGACGCTACCTACACTTCCGGTTCGCCGGGGTTCTCTCAATCGAGCACCGCATCCGTGTCCGCATCGCAAGTGGGATCGTGGCGAGGCTATAGCGCGGTTCAACAGGATGGCATTTGGCAGAAGCAGGGAACCGTTGCTGGACTCGCTCCGCTTGCAGGAGACATCGCTACCGGCGCAGGCGGGCTTGCCAACGCCACAATGCTGTACGAGGGCAACGCGCAGATTCTTTCCGGCACCGTCTACAAAATGTGGTTTTCTGCCGGGCATCCAACGGTGGAAACGAATACCTACTACGCCGAGTCCACTGACGGCTTTAATTGGACACGCTACGGAAGTGCGGTCCTGTCAAGTTTCGGTTCGCCCTTCATCATCAAGAACGGAACGACATATTACATGTACGTTCAACCTTCGACATCAACGGGAGCCGGAAATTTCTCGGTTTATACGAGCACAACCGGCCTGACTTGGACGCTACAAGCGTCAAATATTTTAGGTGCGCTCGGGGGATCTGGCGTTTGGGATGGCGTGACGCAATGGTATTTTCAGCCCGTCGCCATCACAGGCGGGACATGGTATGCGCTCTATAACGGGACAAACAATGATGCGGTCTACCAATTAAAACTGGGACTCGCCACTTCAACCGATGGCATCACTTGGACGAAATACAGCGGAAATCCTGTCCTAACCGCGCCGCTTGGCGGGAGCGTAGTCAATTCCGGCGCAGTCGTTAATGTCGGTGGTACTTATTATATGTGGATGTATGGTAACCAGCCCGGAACTGGTAGTTCGACTCCCAGCCTCGATCCGGGCGAGGGCGTTCGCTACCAGACAACGGACTTCATTCATTGGACGGGACTCGTTCACTCAGTGCATCGCAGCCAGATTTACGAAGGCGTGAACTTCATTTACGGGCAGTCTTATCCGAATGGCATCTTTGACATCAACGGCAAGGCGACGATGTTCATCCAGAGCGCCACGAGCGACAGCCAAACTCCATCGCAATATCAATTTAGCCTAGCAATAGGGCCGACTCCGATTGCTTCAGTCGTAACAAAAAATGAAGACGCGATGAGTCAGGTCGCTTCGGATGGGTTCACGGGAGGAACGGGGCCGCTATCGGCAAATTGGACAACCGTCACGGGGGATAATGCATTACAGGTCGTCTCTGGAAACAATGTAGAAGGGACATCCACAAGCGCCGACTCCGCCGCGTATTATTCAGGCGCAGCCTTCAACGCCGATCAGTATTCCGAATTCACAATCTCAACCTTGAGTGTGAACAATCTGCACTCTATCTCTCCACTTGTCCGTGTGCAAAGTGGCTCGCAGAGCTACTATCAGGTTTATATCACAGGGCCAACAGGAACGTCCGAATCTGATGTTGTGTTTTATAAAGATGTAGCAGGAACTTTCACGAAGTTCGGCCCAACCATAACGATCACGACGCAAGTGGGGGATGTCATACGAGTTGCAGTCACAACGGCAAGCGACGGCAATCCGATTTTATCTTTCTATCAAAACGGATTCTTGATGCTTCAGTCCGAGGATTACGGGAACTCGCTCACCTCGGGAAGTCCGGGCATAAAAATCAATACGTCCGTTCTGGCTGATGCGCAGATCACCTCATGGGCGGGCGGCAATGCTAACGTGCTTCCGTCGTATAGTTATAGTGTCTCAGGAAGTCTAGGAGTCACGGCAGCGGGTGCTACTGTTTCATATACAGGAACATCGTCTGGCTCAACTACGGCGGATGTTTTTGGAAACTATGTTATATCGGTTCCGAACGGAACATATACAATCACACCGACGCTGTCCGGTAGGACTTTTTCTCCTGCAAGTTTTGTTGTCATGGTCAATGGCGCTAATGTCACAGGAGTGAACTTCAGTTCAGCGGGGGCCTATAGTGTTCCGGACTGCCGTAAATACGCTACGTTTCCTAATCTAGCCATCAATGTAAACGGAACGCTTACCTACATAGTCCAGACGTCGAGTAACCCGGCAGTCCCGGGAACCGATTCACGCGCGTCGAAACCGGTAGATTCTAGCACGCAACCACAGAACTCAAGAACGCCCGGAATTTTCGGGCCGGGTGAATAATGGCAACGAATTCGCAATGCACCGTGACGCTTCAAGACGAGATTGATATCCTGCAGACATTCGCGGATCTTGAACCCGTTTTGAATGTCGGTGGAAACACATCTCGCGTCATTCTGACTGCCGCGAACAACGTCATGAACGCGATCTGCGCGGTCCAGTTTCCTTGGAAGTGGAACGAGTTCAACCTGCCTTACATCTACACCAACACGCTGCAGCAAGACTACGCTCTCGTGAACCCTAACGGGACGTCAGTCACGAATCTAGCATGGCTCGAACGTGGTTTGGTTATCGATATCAATAACAGTGCCGAGCCGAAGCCGTGGCGCCCGATCGAGACCGGACGCCAGTTGACACAGTCGACAGGCACGATGTTTAACTCGTCGATGATGTCGAGCCCGGCATATCTAGTCAGTTGGATGCTTAATAACCAGTTGTATTACGGAACGTGGGGCGGACCGAGTAACGGAACCACATCGACCGGAAATAATCCGTATCCCGGCGCAATCTACACCAGCCCGCTAGGTTCGACAGTCTTGGCGGCCGTCTGGTCAAGCGCGAACGGCGGACAGATCAGTTTTAATCTCAGCAGCGTTCCCGGGGCTCTCACCGTAGGGTCTGAACTGGTTGTGACGCAAGCCTACCCAGCGACATACAACAGCACGTATTCCGTGACAGCCATTATTGATAACACGGTCGTGGTATCAGCGACGCCCGACCCCGGGACATATCTAGCCGGCGGAACGATAGGCAACTCGAGCACGAGTTCGATGCCGAACAACCCGGTCCTTCAGATCCGAGACGCGAATGGAAATTATCTAGTCTTGACTGGATTCGGGATAGAAGGGACAGGTGCGCCACTCGCGCCGATCGGTGCGACTCCCGGAACACAGGTTTCTGGCGTAGGAGCCACGACAGTCTGGACCGTCGTAGATCCTTTCGGCCAAGGTCTACGTCTACTCCCGGTACCGGCGCAGTCCGGAACCGTTTGGCAATTTAACGTCGTCGGCCAGATGAAGCCTGTCCGTTTCACGAACACGAACCAGACGCTCGCGCCGCTGTGGGACGAGTTTGAGCCGCATTTCCAGATGGGTTTGATTGCCCAATTGTATCGCTTCTCGCCGCAGAAGGCCGTGTATTCGAAGTTTCAAGCCGCGTGGGCTGTCTGGCTGAAGTCGCTGCAGGAATTTAGGTCGAAGGAAGACCGAGAAATGGAAGAGAATACATTCGTACCGGACCGTGGGATTCTTGGTGGAGCGCCGGGACGCAACAGGTTCCTTGGGCCAAGTTGGCCGTTCCAGTATCCAACAAGATAAAGGACTTACAGGTTTTTAAATTTTCTCTTGACAAACAACCAACATCGTGATATGCTAAAACAAGGTGAACTCTAATGATGTTTTATGCATATATCTGGATGCGGTCGACTAATACTAACGGGTGGCCGATAGGCAGCCCGTATTACATCGGAAAAGGTAAAGGTGATCGCGCTTCTACGCAAGCTGATCATAGGTTGAAAGTCCCCAGAGATTCCAAGTTTATTCAGATTATCCTGTGTCGCGACGAAGAATCAGCTTTTGAGACAGAGAAATTCTTCATTAAGTATTACGGAAGATTGGATTTGGGGACTGGTTGTTTAAGGAATCTCACAGCCGGTGGCGAGGGCATAACTAGCGAAGGATTTTCTCCGGAAGTCCGTGAAAAGATGAGAAAGTCTAAATTAGGTAAACCGCTCTATAAAACTCGAGGACATAAAAATTATCAAAACGCCACGTCTGAGCAGTTAAGCAGTTGGGCTAAAATAGCGCAAGAAAAACAAGTCGGCATTTTCGCTCCCGGTTTCGATAGAACAAAAGGCATCAGGGCAGAAAGAGCTAGATTGTCTCCTGAAGAAAAGAAAGCGAGAGCGACGAAAGCGTCTCACTCTATTCCTCCTGAGCAAAGAATTTTGAACGGCAAATTAGGCGCTCTAAAAGGTGCCCACATTCGTTATCACGTAAATCGTGGAATCAAGTCAGAAAGTTGTAGGCATTGTAGCGAAGGTTAAATGAAAAAGATTATCGCATTTTTTATCAGGCACGGAGAAACAGAACTCAACAAAGAAAACGAATTCCGCGGCGACCTTGACATCCCACTCGACGCGGACGGCGAGAAGCAGGCGGCTGCGCTCGTGCCTTTCTTCGCGAATAAGGCTTTCAGCGGAGCGTACGGCAGCACCCGGAAGCGCGTCGCCCAGACGATGAAGCCGTTGATGGAAGCGAAAGGCATGCAGATGAAGCCTTTGAAGGCTCTAGATTCCCTCGACACGGGCGAGTTCGCGGGAAAGCCGAAAGATAAAGAAAACCTGAAAGAATTAAAGTGGTATCGGGAACATCCGGAAGAACAGATTCCGGACGGCGAGAAGGTCGGTGATTTCCGGAAGCGGGTCGACGCCAAGATAATGCAGTTGATTCACAAAGGCGAATCCGCCAAGAACCCTGTCGTAGTCGGCGTCCATGGGTCTGTCATTAAAGAAATCAACCGGATGCTTCACGATGATATGGATCACGCCAAGGTAGAACCGGGCGGAGTTTTAGCGGTCTTCAAAAGCCCGGCCGGATACTCGGTTGAGGCTTTACTGAAGCCGGCCGACGAACCTGAAGAAGTCTACGCGGGCAGTTAATACGGGGAGCTAATGCCAAACACGGTTCAAACGACATTAAATTGGGCTCTTGCCTATATCCAAAACCAACCGCTGTCAAACAACACTGGTTTTGAGCCTGCGGCCTCTATTGCCTCGATAGTCCGTAACTCGATGATGAATCCCCCGCTGACGTGGAGCTGGAACCGCTTCGAAGACAGCAGCATTACTACCACTCTGGTAGATCAGGACTACACTGTCGCATTGACTAATTTTGGTTTTATCGAGAAGGCATCGTTGACTGACCCGGCTGGGAACGTCCAAGAATTGAAAGACATCCTGAACACCACGCCTCTTTCCAAGAACAGCACCGTCCAGCGTCCGAGCGCAGTATCAGTCATATCGTACGTCCCGGGTGTCAGCCTGAAGATTCGTTTCAACACGATTCCGGATAAAGCCTACACAGTAAATTTGACATATCAGGGAATCGCGGTTCAGTTCGGTCCGTTTGTTGTCAACTCAGCCACGGCTGTAGGCGGAAACACGCAGTATACTGGGATATTTACCCCGGCATCATTCCCTGCCGGCTCTCCTGTGACTATCGACGGCTTCTCGACAAGCTACGGCGTTTCTGGAATCACGTCTGTCGCCAACTCGGTCGGTCCGTACACGACGTACACCGGCGTGTTCACCACAGCGTATTTCCCCGCCGGAACCGATGTAACGATTAGCGGCTTCACTAACGCTGGAAACAACGGCGTATTCAAAATAGTATCAGTCAACGGCACGACTTTGGTTGTCGTGAGCCAGTCCGGAACTGCAGAGACTGCAACGGCGACTGCGATTGGCGCGGTCATTTCCCCGAATAACGGAACCTACACTGTCGTGTCCAGCACGAGCACACAGCTTGTTTTGGCGAACCCGAACGGTGTTGCTGAGACTCCTCCGACTGGAGCCGCGACGGCTTTCAACGGAAGCTGGGCCCCGATTCCGGATAGTTTTTCAGATATTTATAATAATCTTTTTTTATCGGAAGCATTCCAGACGGCCAACGATGACCAAGAAGCGGCACGATACCGTCAACGCGGTGTCGCGGCATTGCTATCGAAGGCCGAAGGCTTGACTCAGACACAAATCAACATCTTCCGCCAGCAATGGTTGGCTCGCGATTCTGAACAGACGGCGTCCACCCTTCGGACACAGCAAGGCAGTCAGGCTCGCGGCGTATAAAATTCATATTAAAACTGGTACTAAAAGAGACCCCGTTTAATGGCTAATTTACTGGAAGGAGCAGGCGCGCGACCACAGAAGGAACCTAAATTTGTTCCGCTATTTGTCGATCGCGCCTTCACAGGTTTATTCACACAACGCGCCCCGCTGCACGACCCTTCCGGCATTATTGAATCTAAGTTCTATGGCGGCCGTCCTGACTCGCTCTGGATGGGCGCCAACATCGAACTCACCAACCGTCTTACACTCCAACGTCGTCCCGGGCTTAGCCCGTTTTCAACCGTCACCTACCCTACTGCGCCAGACACTGCTTTTTCATTTGAACTCGCCAACGGAACCATCCAAGTCATTGTCGATACCGGCACGACCGGTAACATCCCTCTACAGACCGTCAACGGCGCAATCGGTCCGAGGCTCGCGCTGACTTCTGTCGCCGCGGCTTCTGGCGGCAGCACTGTTTATACCGGAGCCATTACCGGCGGCGGCTCAAACGCTTTTAACGGGTACACGATTATAATTAGCGGATTTACCAACAACGCGAACAACGGCGTCTTCTTATGCACGGCATCCACTACAAGTACTTTGACGCTGGCGAATCCGAACGGCGTGGCGGAAGTAAAGAACGCTTTCGCTGATGGCGCGGCAGTCTATTTGTTCACTTCGTCTGTCCCGTCAGCCACGAATAATGCCTTCTTTGGTCTGCAACTCGCGATAACGGGTTTCACAAACGCGTCCAACAACGGGACATTCACAGTCGTTGCATCAACTAACTTGACCGTGACTGTTGCAAACTCATTTTCGATATCCGAGAACGCCTCAGCCAACGCGATATCGTCAGGCGCGGTTTACGTCGATAACCAGAACGGCACCAAGACTGTCCTATTTGGAAAGTCGCCCGGTGCTGGTCAGTCCTATTTTGCGGCAGTCGGCGGAGTCCTTTATATCGGTGACGGAGTAGACGTCCAGAAGTACACACCGTTGAACACAAACGGGACTGTCTGGAACTGGGGAATCGCTGCGCCGGGAAGCCAGCCTGCGGTTCAGATTGTTCCGAGCGGCTCCGCGGCGGTAACGTGGGTACCGAACACGATGTGGTCGACGATGGGATTGGTCTACGATAATACGACCAACTCTGTCCAACAACTTATTTCCGTAAACGCATCGACGACAAACACGACACAGTTCGGGACTTCCGGAACAGGCGGGCCTAACTGGGCATTGGCGCAGACTCCCGGTCAGACAGTCCCTGACGGTCTAATCACTTGGACGAACCGCGGACCTGTCGGTCTATGGGTCGCGAACGCTTTTTACAGCAACGGCAGCACCAGTGGAACTATCGCTGCGCCGTGCTTTGTCTGGGACCCCATAACAAAGGCTGTATATATCCAATCGGGTCCTGCGGGAAATGCGGGCAGCACACCCCCGAGATTTGTGCCCGGACCGAATGGGCACGTTCCCGATAACGGTCTGAACTGGGTATATATGGGCAACGCTTTACAGCCGGGGGTTCTACCGGGTCAGCCGGGAATTTGGCAGCCGGGACAGTCGTATCCTGCGTACGGTACGGTTTCAAATAATGATTCTACAACTACGATTGTCGAACCAAACACGCTTGGAGTTTCTGGACCACCAAATCCGGGTCCTCCGTACGAGTTTATATTCTCGTCAAACGGCGGGACGTCTGGATCCGCGACAACTCCGCCGCCTTTCGGCGCGACGGTCGGGACCACACCAACTACCGACGGCGACCTTATCTGGATGTCGCTCGGGTCTGACGCATGGGTGTCGGGCACAAACTATACTGCATGGACTGCGAGCGGGACGCCTTTTTCGGCCATCAAAGATTCGAATGGGAATTGGCAGGTCTGCACGACGTCAGGAAAGAGCGGAAGCGGAAGCCATCCTACATGGGCTTCTAATTATGGAAGCATAACGACGACTGACGGGACAGACGGCCTAGTCTGGACATGCGTCGGAGTCGCGAACGTATGGGCCCCGAACACGAAGTGGTTTTTGCCGACGGTTGGATTCTCGCCACCGTCAAGCAGTTCGCCTTTCGGCGGAGCCGCGATTGTAGAATCCGGGGATATTCAGTATGTCACGAACAGCGGGGTAGGCGAGAATCCGGGCCCACCATCATGGAACCCGATCGGGCAATACACGACCGATAATGCCGCTCTTTGGTACAATCTTGAAGTCGCGCCGACTGAGTCTCTCAGTTGGACAGTCGGGCACGTTTACGCGTATTCCTACAAGTCGCGTTCACTGACTGATTTCTATACAGTCAACGTCGCCGGGACAGGTAATCCCCCGATTCCGCCGGGATTGGGCAACCCATTACTTGCCCCGACTGGTAGCGAAACGAATGCTGTCTCGACTGCGTCCCCGGTGTTCACTATCGTGGGTGCGGATACAGGCGCGGTCAACACGATCGGTGGAAACTATTCGCCAGACCCGCAAGTCGATACAATCATTATTTGGCGAGACGCCGATGGTGGTGGACCGACCAATATGTTCGAACTGACTGAAATCCCGAATATCCCGTCTCAGGCTGGAACGAAACTTTTTACAGTAAATACCGCGGCTGGTATTGTCCACGTCGACTGGATATTCAAAGACTTCTTGCCAGACGCACCGACATCGCTGTATCCCGGCCTGAACGTCCTGATTTCGGCGCCAATCGATGACTCAAACGATCCGCCGGCCACGACATTTTTGCCGATGGTCTATAACTTCCAGCGTATCTGGGGTGCGGAAGGTCAGTCTGTAAATTTCTCAGGCGGACCGGATGTCGTGACAGGCAACCCGAACGAAGCGTTTAACCCGTCAGACGAGTTGCCGTTTTTGGCGAACGTCGTGGCTATCGTCAAGAACTCGCAAGGATTGGTGACGTTCCTGACGGACAGCGTCGAGATAATCGCCGGTGGTCCTCAGACCGCGTCGTTCTTCTCGGTCGAGCTTGTTCCGAACGTCGGTTTGTTGAGCTACAACATGATTGACGTCCATGCCGGAGAAATTTATTTCTTCAGCGCGGATAACCAGTTTTACGCGATCAGCCCGAGTTTGAATCTCAGCCGTGTCGGCTTCTCTATCGGTGACCAGTTCGCCAACTTGCCGTCGTCAGGAGTCTCGGATACGATATGGAACCCGGCTACCGGCTACGTCACGGTCCACCAGACCGGGATTGATAACTGCATCATGGTTGCCGATGGTTCGACGGGTTGGTACAGGCTGAACCCTTACCAGACACCGGGCGGATACCAAGGTCCGGAGCCTATCTGGAGTCCTTTCGCGAGCATCACGAACGGCAGCAAGATGGTTAAGAGCGTCCAGACTGCGCCGGGATTAAAGAAGTTGCTGGTCGGGACTCTGTCAGGTCCAGCAAGTCAGGCGAGCGGATTCGCTACGAAGGGCGTCATTGATCTCGGAACCGCAAAAACGTATGGAGTCTTGGCCGGCACGACGATCACCAATACCGGTTCGACGACCATTACAGGCGACCTAGGTTTGAGCCCCGGCAGTTCCGTCACCGGATCTCCGACGGTAACCGGAACGTCGAACGTCGATAACCCGGCAGCCGTTCAAGCTAAGATAGATTTGACGCAAGCCTACAATCAGGCTGCCACGCTGGTCCCGACCGTTTTGGCAAATCCGGACTTAGGCGGCCAGACTTTGATTTCTGGTGTCTATAGCAGCTCGTCCGGCGCGTTCTTTATCACGTCGGGTGACCTGATACTCGACGCGGCTGGAAATCCTGACTCGACGTGGGTCTTCCAGACAGCCTCGACTTTGATAGTCGCGAACAGCCGGTCTGTCATACTGAAGAATGGAGCGTTGGCTGCCAACGTATTCTGGCAGGTAGGGAGTTCGGCCACGATCGGAACCAGCGCGGTGTTCAACGGGACTATCGCGGCTCTGACGTCTATCACGGTAAGCACGAGCGCAACGACGAACGGCGGGATGTGGGCACAGAACGGCGCCGTGACTCTCGACACCAACAAGATTTTTTCTCCGTCCAACACCGGGAGTGGAAACTCAATCACGTTGCTAGGTCCTGCGCCCGGGTACCAGATCATGTACCGCGACCTTAAGAAATTTACGGATAACGGCGTGCAATACGACGCTAACTTCACGATGGGTTCGATTATGCTTGTACACCCCGGGCAGTTGGCAGTCCTCAAATTCCTTGAAATGGACTTTAGTGGTCGCAGTTTCCGGCCGACGGTTAGTTTTCTTTTGAACGAAATTTCCGGAGAATTTTTTCCGTTTACCCAAAACCCGCAGTACGACCCACCGTCGATTTATGGAAATACCGGAGTTCCGGGTTCGTATTCTCCACTACGTTATTATTTCAGCGCGACAAAGAGTCTTGCTAGAGCCAGACACCTTCAAATTCGGGTGGATTATGGTAAGACTTCGGTAGGGGATGAGCTTTTTAACCTCACCGTCTTCGGAAGGCTAATGTCCGAATTTTAGTGCTTGACTTTATCGTGTTTACGTGTTATAATGAGTGTATATGAAAACCAATAGGGTTGTTTACAGATTATGGCATAACAGAAGTTCTCGAGGCCGAGTAGGGTATATCGGTAAAGATACACTATACCCTAGACGAGTTAATCTTATCAGAAGGTCTGGAGATAAAGGTTGCCCTAAACTCTATTTGGCTTTTAAGAAGCATGATTTAAAATTCTGGGAGATAGAAATTTTAGCCCGAGGCTTTAAATCAAACAAAGCTTTAAATAAAGCTGAAATGTTTTATATAAAGAAATTTGACTCTAGAAACAGCGGATACAACATCACGAAGGGCGGAGACGGTGGTCCCGGTTGGAAAAAGGGCAGAAAACTATCAGGCGATACGAAAAGAAAATTGAGCGAAATTAATTTAGGGGTTAATCACCCGAAATTTGGTAAAAAAGACTCTTTAGAAACTAGAAAAAAGAAGGCTCTTTCAGCAATAGGAAATAAAGGCAATTTAGGAAAAAAGTTTTCTGCTCCGCATAAAGAGGGGATAGCGAAAGCCCAGAAATCGGCATGGGATAACTATACTCCACTTCAAAGAAAGAGAAGAATTGATGGAATGAAATGGGGTTGGGCAAAACGTAAAGCACAACAGGCTAAATTGAATGGAAGAGAAGAAGGAACCAACGCTGGCTGAAGAGGCCGGATTACCGGAATCTTGGCGTCCTATCGACTCTGCGCCCATCAACCCAGCGGCTGCTGTTGGTAGTCCGAACCCGATGGCTAATTTCTTCTCCGGTCCGATTTCCCCGACTCTGCAACACGACGTAAATTTCGTCAATACCCAACTCGGGACCTACAACATCGCTAAGCTGCCTCTCGTCCCGTTAGCGGCGTCCGGCCAGCCGTCGGTCGGCGCGGCAGTCCAGAGCGGGTCAACCACGACGATTAATAACTCCGTGAACGCCGTGGCAGGCGGGCCGAACGGCGCCATTCAGTTCAACAACGGTGGTGCTTTGTCCGGCAGCAGCGTTCTGACATTCAACAACGCAAGCAACATCGTGACGATCACCGGGAGCGTCAACGTTTCGGGGTCGTTGATCCTTTCAGGAAACATCACGGCCGCGGTGTTTAACGCCACGACCGGTTTCCAGATTGCCGGAGCCGCAACGGCTGGACATTATCTCCGTGGTAACGGGACGGATTTCGTCAGCGCAGTTTTATCCGGCACGGATGTTCTAGCCGGGATTGTCGGCGTGACTTACGGCGGAACCGGAGCAAATCTTTCCGCGACTGGCGGGGCGCACCAAGTAGTCCAGCAGGCTACGGTAGGCGGAGCCTTTACTGTCGGACAGTTAGCGTATTCAGATATATCTGGAACGCCGCAACTCCCCCAGACCATCACGGCCGCCACGCATGAATGGTTAAATTCGTATAACGCGGTTACGGGCTTGTTCACACAGACCCAGCCCGCTGCTTCAGATTTGTCTAACGGCGTGACCGGTTCAGGCGCGGTTGTTTTAGCGACGTCTCCGACATTCGTTACCGGGATAACCACCCCGATAGTTATTTTGACTGGCGCGACACCAACGACAATAGCCGGTCAGGTTGGTTTAGGAACGACTACAGGATTTGGTAACGGGATACCCGCTACACCGGTTACGACGACAACGTTAGGCACCGGAAGCGGTCCCGTGGCGCCACAGACTATCGTGAATTATCTCGAGATCGATATCGCAGGAACTAAATACTGGATTGGATTAGTCCAGTAAGAGGATTATGAGCGCACCTACAAAAGAAGCAATCATCGGGACATTCATCAACGGCCGGAATGCGCAAGACGACTTTTTGCAGTTGGCGTCGAACCGCGGCGGTACCGTGTTCGCGTGGATTGATTATCTAGGAAATCTGCAAGGGACTTTTGCTAACACCGGCGTTACTTCTTTAAATTCTTTGACCGGTGCGGTAACGCTAGCAGCCGGGACAAATGTAACACTAGTTCCGTCCGGTAATACGCTTACGATTAATTCCACATCAGCGCCCGGCGGTTCTAACACAGATGTCCAGTTTAATAACAGCGGCGTGTTTGGTGGTGACCCTACCTTCACATGGGATAACGTAGGTAAGGTTCTTAGTTTCATAAATTCGGCTGCCGCGACAGCAATAGTATCGCCAGTGTCTCCTGCTTTGGAGTTCATGTATAATCGATGGGCCGCTGGGACTGGACCGTCGACTGCAACTACGTGGACTATCCAAGCAGGTGTTTCAACTATCGGGGGTACTAATGCCGCTACTCTTTTTATTACTCCTTCCGGAACAGGTTCAGAACAAACGGCTGTAAACATCGTAGGAAGTTTGGCAGTAGGGACTTTCTTATATCTACCAAATAACTCGGAAATAGCATTTGGAACCTCTACAAATATAACTGGCGGGGTTCCGGGTAACATTGATATAGCGAACGGTAATTCTACCCTAGGCGATGGTTCTATATCATTTTCTAGAGCCATAGCGCCTGCAAGTAGACCCGCGATTTTTGCGAGATCGGGTAGCACGATTTTACATTTCCGTACCGCAGATGACAGCGCAGACATCGGTATTACTGCGGCTTCTTTTAATGGATTAACAACACCCGCGGCTTCCGGCAGTGCGGTAGTGGCCCAGACGATAGCATCAGGAACTGCCACGCTAGGAACGACGTTAATCGCGTCAGGCGCGGCAGCCACGACTGTCACGGTGTCTGCGAGCGGAGTCTTGACTACCGACACCTTGATGGCGGACTTCAATGCCGATCCGACAGCAGTGACCGGATACGCGCCGAGTGCCAGCGGAATGCTGACGATTATTAAGTTCCCGACCGCCGGTGGCGTGAATTTCATCGTCGTGAACAACACAGGATCGTCAATAACTCCCGGCGCGATTACTTTGAATTGGAGAGTGGTGAGATAAATGGCTGGATCACGAATATTCAACGGAACGTCAGATCTTATTACATTAAATCCCAGCGCATCCATCTCATCGATGGGTCCGGGACTATCGCTCTGCGCATGGATTTATCTGACAGACATAGGCGGCAATTCGGATGTCGTCTTTACACTCAGCACGATCGCTGTACCGATTGATGTCTATCTTTTGGTAAACGCCGGCGGTAACGGCGCGTTGTCTGGCAGTGTGGCCGTCAATTCCCCGAACGCTTCCAGTACCGGGACTACGGCAATCACGCTTAGTACGTGGACACACGTAGCCCTGACGTACGATCAGGCTACGGACCAGTTTGTACATTTATACGTCAATGGCGTGGAAGATACTTACTTCAGTCAGACACAAGGCGGCGCGAGTTTCGAATCTTTATCAGGCGCTACCGCTTATATTGGTACGGACGAGGGTGGGGATTTTTTCACTGGTAGCATATCGGAAGCCAGACTCTACAACACCGCTTTGACTTCGCTACAAATCGCTGCTATCGCGGCAGACACTTCCGGAAATCCGAATGCCGGGAGCGCCGCGGCGAATCTTGTAGCTTACCTGCACCTTTGCGGCATCACGAGTCCTGAACCTGATTCATCGGGTAACAGCAACACCGGCGCCCTGACCGGAACAACAGCAGGCAGCGCATCACCGGGGTATAGCGGTTGCGGCGCTTCCGCCAGTTTTGTCCCGCAAGTCGGGGCATTCTGTGTTGGACCATAGACGTAAAATCAATAAAAATAGGAGATAGTATGCCAATCGAAAAGATTTTAATCGAGTACGCCAAGTTGCACATCCAGCTGACGGTCGCGAACGAAAAGATTGCTCAACTTGAAGCCCAGATTGCGGCTTCACAGCCGAAACCAGCAGACGAGCAGTAAGGAGCCTATATGGGTTTTTTCTCGGATCTTTTCGGAGGTCCTACTCAGCAGCAAAAGGACCTGTCTAACTCGCAGGCAACGCTAGCCCAAACCTTCGCATCCAACTATGGGCAGAGGTTTGGTCAGCAGAGTCAGGAATTCAACGCGCTGCAAGGCCAGTTGAACCCGATTGCTGCGCTCGGTCCCAGCCAGATGGGTTGGTCACCACAGCTGGCATCGGCGGTCAGCACCCAGAACATCAATGCTGCAGGAGCTGCTGCCAGAAATGCCGCACAGGCTACCGGCTCAGTGTTGGCCGGTCGTGGCGGTGGCGGCGCCGGGTCTGGGTTGACGAGTGGAATCGAGGCGCAGATTCGCGGAAGCGAGGCGAGCGCGGCGGAAAACCAGTTATCGTCTAGTCAGTTACAGGCCACGGAAGCCAACGCCCAGCAAGGCAACGCGAACTTCTGGAACGCAACCGCTGGAGAAAAATCCTTAGCGACAGCCGAGGACCCCAGCCAGTTCGGCGATATGGCACAAAAAGGCGGACAACTAGCCTTGCAAGACGCCAACCAGATTCAGCAAGAAAAGCAAGCGGCAGCGTTTGCTCCTATCGGTTTGGCGGAAAATCTATTGAAGACGGGGGCGGGTTTCATTACCGGTGGTATCGGAAATCTAGCAAGCGGACCGAACGGTAACTCGACGGGCGGCGAACAACTCGGCAATTTCTTTTCAGGTGGATTTCAGTCGCTTGCCGGTAATAACTAAGGAGAAACATGGGCATCAATTTCGAGAATCTTTCACAACTTCCGCCTGACCTTCAAACAGCCGCGGCGTCTCTGCAACCGGCTACTGCGACAGCGCCACCGGTTCCTAACCCAACGCAACCCATTAATGGCCTCGCAGCGCCTACGACTCCGGCAGGCTTGGCGTCCCCTGCGCCCCCGCCGGGAAGTGTCGGAAACGCTTTGCAAAACGCGTTGGCGAAGCCCGCGAATGGCGTCCCGTTGTCGTTGACTAACCAGAAAATAAATCAAGGCGCTAATGTCGCGGCGGCGGCGCAAACGCCCGCACAGAAGGCTCAGCCCGGCGCTTGGGCGAGATCGCTAATCGCGGGTGCCCAGCATGCGCTAGGCTCTGTCCAAGATTCGTTAGGGGATGCGGCCACAGCCGCGGCAGAAGGCCCGAATTACGGCGGAGTCGCGGGTGCGGTAGGACGTATCCATAATGCCGAGACCGCCCGGAAGCAGCAAGCCCAACTCGTCCAATCCCAGCAACAGAAAGACGCCGCTGCGGTAGCGGCCTCGAATGTCCAGACGATGCATAGTCAGGCCTTGCTGCACCAGATGAGCGACGAGGCTAACGAGCAGGATATCGTGAGAGGCAAGGCTATGCTTGAATCGATGACGACCGGCTTGGCGAAGTATCATCTTCAGCCCGGAAGGATTATTGCCTCAGACATCCCGGAAGCCAAGTTAACAAAAGCCATCAATGACGCATCATGGGACCCAACGAAAGAAACGTGGATGGCGACGGGTAGTTTTGATGTCCCCGGCCAGAAGGATGCGAATGGTCAGCCTGTGAAGCAGAAGACGTACTCGATTGTCAGCATCCCGCAAGAACAGGTTTTAACTCCCGATCAAGCGTCCGACATTAAAAAATATCTTGGATACGATTTAGGGTATAATCCTGAAAAGCCGGACACGCTTAAATTGCCGGGTCCGCAGGCATTGAATTTGCTCAAGTCGGTCGAGATGTCTAAGGTTTCTGAAGCCCAACGCGACGAAGAATTGGCGGACATCAATGTCAAGAAACTTAACGCCCAACAGCAGGCTGATGCGGACGGCGCTTGGTCGAGGTTGAAGGATAACCCTGATTACATCAAGGCTAGGTCGCAGTCAGTAAACAATCTGCAGGGGATGTTCGATTATCTAGCGCATACAGACCGACAGGCTGCGAGCGACCTTATTTCTTATTACGGCGGCGGGAAAGCATTCGACGCGATAGTGAATAAAGAAGCCGAGGATGCGGAAAAGGTGAAGGCCGACGCAGAAAAGGTCCGCCACGACCAAGCGGTAGAGTTAGAAAACGCCCGGAAGGAATCAGACAAGCGCGACGCCGATCTATCAAACCACGTCGACGCCTTTGGCAACAAGTCGAACCTTGATACGAAGGAATTCAACAAGCGTTACGACCAGTTCAGTTCGAGCACACAGGCGAAGACGCTCCAGAACCTTTCCGGAAGCTACGAACAGTTCCAGAACGTTCTTGGTCAGATTGATAAAGGTGATACCTTGACCGCTCCGGAAGCTCTTGCAGGTTTGTTCGCGGCTATCGGTATCTCCGCAACACCTCTGGCCGGCAAAGGCTTCAGGATTAACAACAACGTCATCGACGAACATGTCCAAGGCCGTGGAGTCATCGAAAGTCTGAAGGCTAAACTCCAAGGTTTGACGACAGGCGCGATAGTCACGCCAGACCAGATGCAGAAGTACGGCAAGGTCGCGCTGGACGTCTATCGGCAGGCTTATATCGATGCCGCGAAAGAACAGTTGCGCGTCCTCGGTTATACTGATATACTTCCTCGTGGTAACAATACCCCGATAGACCCCGTGACCGCCAGTATGTATCTCACGATGGCGGGCGGCGACCCAAATAAGGCGGCTCAGGCTGCCCAGACTCGGAAATGGCAGGCCTCGCCGGAGGACTTCGGCGGCCAGCGTCAGCAACCGAACGGTCAACAGGCTCAGCAAGGCGGCGGAGCACCGGCCGCTCCGGCTTCGCCAACGGCGCCACTCCAGCCTAACGCGGCCCCGATTCCGCAAGACGGCACTGGATTCTTCGGCGCTCTCGGCGGCAAGGCGAGAGGTAATCAGTAATGGCCCAGAACCCGACAGACGGAACAATTAACCTGACTCCGGATGACCTGAACCCGGGCGGAGTTAATAACGCACCGAACCCGACACCCGCGCCAGCCGGCACGATTGATATCTCGTCTGACGTCGCGCAAGGCCCGACTGCGCCGACGCCGGGTCCGAAAGACGTCCAGACGACTACCAATCCGAAGAAAATCAAGTTGCCGCCACCGATTGTATCCCCGACCCCGACCGTCCCGATGTTCGCGCCGGACGGGACTCCGGGCGATATCCCGTCAGAGAAAGTCCACGACGCTATCGCGGCAGGCGGATCCATCGGCGTTCCAGTATTGGCGCCAGACGGAACCCATGGTATCGTACCTGCAGGAAGGCTGCACGACGCGCTGAAGGCCGGCGGGAAGATCGATTCTTCCGGCTGGACTCCAGACCAGTTGAATGCCAACCCGACTATCGGTCAGCGTCTTGCCAAGACAATCACCGGGCCCGGGATGGTTATCGACCCGGATGCACTCAAGAATTCCAGAAATGTCGAGCTAAGTAAGATGAGCCCGATCGCGGCTGCGCAGGAAATCCATCAAGCCGGCTCGATTCCGCTCGTGCGTCCAGAGCAAGGCATGACCCCGGAAGAAAAGGAAAATAATCCACGTCTTCACGCGGGTCTCGAAATGGCTGGTGGTTTGTCGTCTCCTGAGAATTTAGCCATTATGGTTGGTTCTGGTATGCTAGGCAATTTGCCGGGTCCAGCGCCAAAACTAATCGGCAAGGCATTGACTGCGGGCTTCAGTCTTCAAATTATTTCCCAGACAGCGCAAGAATCCCCGAAATTCATTGATGCTTTAGCCCGTGGCGACGAGAATGAGGCCCAGTACGAACTGACAAAGATGATGTTAGGACTCGCGATGGGCGAGCAGGGAATCGAGCATCTCGGCACGAACGAAGAGACGGGTGAGAAGGCTTTCAATCCAAATCTAGGCACCACGGCCGGGACGTCTATTGATGCCTTGACTCATGCTGCGGGCGAATACGGCGGTAAGGCTTTGGACGCTGCGGGAAATATCCCGGGCGCAGGTTTGGTTAAAGGCGCGGCGAAACTAGCCAAGGGCGTTGTTGCCCAACCGTATAACGCCATGACGGAAGGTCCTGAGGCGAAGATCACGCGCGCGGCAGGCGGCTCGGCGGGAGTCCAAGAACGAGACTTCCAAGAAAACATCCCTAGGGCGTTGAAGTACATCGTTGACGAGAACAAGACAAACCCGATCAAGACGCCGGAAGACATGGCGGAAGCCGCACACACCCAGAAGACGAAATTGTGGGATGAGCAGTTAGCTAAGCCGCATCCCGGCGAAACGATCGACGGCGACGCTATTGCCCAGAAACTAAAGGACAGCGTCAATCCTGCGACGAGGAAGCATGACGCTGCGTTGGCGGCCCAGATCGACAAGTGGGCGGATACCTTCAAGGGCCCGTACGATCTTGACTCCGCGATGGGCGCAATCACGAAATTCAACTCCGATTTGCGGAATTTCTATAAGCAGAGCCCGAGCGATCAGTTCAGGATGGCTCAGGCCGACCCGAAGTTAGGGATGCTGCAAGACGCCGCGGACACGCTACGCGACGCCGCTTTTGCCAAACTGTCAGAACTCGGCGAGAAGAACATCCCGGAATTGAGGAAGGATTACGGCGCTTTGAACCAGATGCAGAGAATCTTCGAGAAGCGTGCCGTCGTGTACGGACGTCAGGCTCCTATCGACTTGAAGGAAAGTCTCGGCGCAATTGCGGCGTTCGCAAGCGGCCACCCGATGGCTGCGGTTGTGCCACAGTTGACAAAATACCTCAATAGTCCGAAGTACTTAATTCAGAGTGCGATTGAGAAAGCCGGAAAGGCCGCGGAAGCCCCGAAATCAGCCAACGCGCAGGTCGAACAGCCCAACAGGCCAGTAAATGAGATACGACCACCCGGCGTAGAGGCTAAGACACCGCCTGCCAAGCCCGTAGCAGGGACTTCTCCGACTGGCACGACTGCAACCCCAACCGAAGCAGGAAAGCCCGCCCAGAAGGCTCCTGTAAACCCTACCGAGGCTACCGAGGCACCGGCCCCCGGCAGCGCGATTGACCTCGAGACCGGCAAGGCCCCGACGGAAGGCGTCCGGTCGGATTTCAAGCCGTACGACCCAGAAAATCCGGAAGGCTACGAAAAGCCGATGCCGATTCCTGCAGAGAATATGCCTAAGGGTATGTTCCAGCGGGATGCGCATATCCACGAGTGGGGACACGTCGCGAACGCCGCTATCGAGGGCTTCGGGACCGAAGGCATCAAGAGTCATTTGAACGACACGTTGTCGGCAAAGAACAGGCCGGCTGCGGCGGCTCGTATTAATTTTGGTGATACAGGCATCAAGGTCGTGGACGGCAAAATTGACCCTGAGACGTTGCGCGAGAACTTCGGGAAGATGCTGGCGACCACGATGGGCGGCGCCGCAGCCAACGAGTTGCACAGCGGGATTCCGTTCGAGATGAACCAAGGTTTGCATTCCGACGTCCGAGTGATCCATGAAATGGGGAAGTCGTTGGGTTTAACGACGGAAGAGACGCAGGGCGCGATCCAGTACGCGCTCGACCGGGCAAAAAGAAACTTGCAAATTCCGGGCGTCGGTGATACACTCGTCCAGAACGCAGGAGTCCGGGAGTCTGGATTGAGCGAAACGATGCACGCGAGTCCGGAAAGAACCGAGGCCTTCGCGGCCGAGATGAGGAGATTACGAGATGACCACTATCAACAACAAAAGTCAGGCTCAGCCGGAAGCCCAACAGAGCTTCACGACGCACGAATTGCTGGAAATGATGCACAAATCCGTGAAGGCAATGACGCCGGAACAAAAGGCAGCAATGAAGGCGCAGGTCCTGCAGGAGATCTCGAAACCGGCCGGGCAGGCTTAAAAGAAACGACGACCGGCGACGACAAAGCCGACGAAGCAATCCGATCTGCGGGAGCCATCCCTGCAGGAAAGATGATGAATTTAGCGATGTTCCACGACCCTGAAACCGGTAGTACGCTAGCCCTGGACCACCGCGAGGTCACGCCGGAACTCGTCCAGAAGCATCTCAACGAGAGTCGGGAGAAGTTCGCGGTCAAGACACCTGAAAAACAGGCATTTAAGGGATCGCATTACTCAAGCGTCCCGGCCGAAGACGGCCAGATACGCGGCGAGTCTCGCGGGAAGTCAAAAGCGGGTTCAGAACAAGCCCGTCTCGAACACGATAACCGCGTCCCGGGCGTCTACGCATACCGCGAGGGTGCGCGACCCGAGCCACAGATCGCGACACGCGCCAACAAGTACGGGATTGAAGGCGACAAGGCGATCGCGGACATCAGCGGGAGTGAAAAGAAGTTATTCGAGGACGCTCACGCTGCTGCGGTCGAGAAATACAAGGCTGCCGGCGACAACGACACCGTCGCGAGTCAGAAGGCGTTGAATGACGCCGAGGCCGCGCTCCAAAAGGCAGGCTTTGATGGTTACGAAGACAAGAAATCGAAGTCAGGTTCGGTATTCTTGTTTGGCGACCAGCCTGTGAAGTCAGGCATCGACCTCGCGACCGGGAAGAGCGACGAGGATAAGGGCCCGAACCTCGATGAATTCCATCAAGCGAAGGGTCTGCCTGCGCCAGAGCCGACCAATATCCCGGTCGACAAGGCGGAAGGCGCCAAAATAGCCGACGCCTATGACGCGATGAAGCACGACCCTAACGACCCGGCCGTCAAGGCGAGTTACGACGCGCTGAAACGTGACACACTAGAGCAGTGGAAGGCTTTGCAGAAGCAGGGCGTCAAGATGACCGTCACGGACGACCCGAACCACTACAACGACGCTCAGGAAATGCTGCGCGATATCCACGACAACAAGCATATCGCGGTCTGGTCAGGCGAAGGCGACATGCCGAAAGACCACCCGTTGCGGGAAATCGAGCCCTCGACAGGCTTGCCCTACAACACGCTGTTCCGCGGCGTCCACGACGTCCTCGGACACGGAGTCGGGCAGAACGATTTCAGCGAGCAGGGCGAAGAGAACGCTTACAACCTGCATCGGCAGAGTTACAGCCCGGAAGCCATCCCGGCGCTAGCGACCGAGACCAAGGGTCAGGCGAACTGGGTATTCAACAACAAGGCTTTGCGAGAATCCGGCGGCGAGCCCGGCGAATTCCCGACTCAGAAGGCTGCCTTGCTACCCGAGGAGTTCCACGGCGCGGATCCATGGGCGCACAAAGCCGCCGAACAGAATAAAGACGGCGGATTCACTATCGACCCGAGAAACGGCGACGTCCCGACGAAAGGCTATCAAGTCGAGGCTACACCCGAAGGCCGTGTTGATTTAGACCACCCCGCGACGCCGGCGGATATCCAGAAATTCTATAACGAGAATCGCGAGATATTCGCGGAGCATCCGGAATTAAAGGTCGGGGGCTACGGGAAGGAATTGAACGTCTCGGCGAGCACGGACAGTCGGGCTAATGCGGAAGCGTTGGGAAAGAAACTCGATCAGATCAGCATCTGGGACGTCAAGAACGGGAAGGAAATCCCGACAGGCGGGACTGGGAAGACCACGAGTTTCCCGGACTACCCGCTGGCACAGCGGATGGCCGACCTGCGCGCGAAGCCCGGGATCGACCTCGAGACCGGCCAGACTGCGGAAGCCGAGCCAGAAACCGGTGACACGAGCTTTAATTTCGGGGCAAATGCCGCGGAACTAGAAAATTCGAAAGAAGGAAGTAAACCAGATTTGAGCAGCACACCGGACCGGGAAGCTCGTCCGGTTCCTTATACCTACGATCAGTATTTTCGTAACAGTACAGCACCATCTTTAATTCTCCCTAACGGCCTTATTACGCCAAGTAAATTTGCTCATTCCTATCTAGCGCACAATGCGGGCTATATCGCCGATTCTGGGATGTCGAATGAGTCCGCGATATCGAAAATGTTGGCAGATACCGGAGCAATTAGAGTTATACATCCCGGTCCCAATGACGGAGGAAGTATAGGACTTCAGATACATCGACAGCCGAGTCAAGGACAATTAGAAATTTTGGCGCATGATTTAAAGGTTGCCGCAAAATCCGATGTCGGGGACGGAAATTTGGTATGGGACCTTTTTGATAATAAGGGTAAGTCTGTATCCGGTCAAGGGTCTCTCGGAGATTTCCGACGAGATATAGATAAATTTTACCCCGATAAAACAGTTTCACGGCCTGTGTCGAACGTTGCTGGGCCACAACAGCTGAGTGCGCCATACGATCCAGAAACGAGCCAGCGTGTAAGCACGAGGTTCCCGACCGCGGTCAACCGGACTGAAGATCCGATGAACCACGATCTGACACTCGAGGCCGACAAGATCCTCGAGCGGCCAAAGGTCGCTCAGGGTCTGGCTGACAAACTCGTGAAGCAGAACAAGTCGATGGTGTTCACTCCTGAGGAAGTTGCTCAGGGACCGAAAGGCATCTTCGACTCATTCGTCCGTCAGGCGAAGGACAACATCAAGGCCACGTATTACCGTGCGAAGGCGGCCGGGAATCATATCGCAGATCGTGTCTGGTACGACGGCGCGCACGCCTTCACGAAGACAGACGCCGAGGCGAACGGCATAAGCCATGCCCAAGCTGCAGGCGTTTTGGCGACCCAGAGTCCGCAAAAGGACTGGGACGCGAACGTCAGTCTGTACAAGCGGATCGTCGACGTCATGAAGAACAAAGGCGATGTCGAGATGACGCCCGAGATGGAGAAGAAGGGCGCGGAATTCATCAAGCAGATCAACGCGTCTAACCGCGCGAAGGCCGCCAAGGGTCAGAAGATTACCCAGCCGTGGGTCGAGAGGAAGCTTCTGAACACCTTCAAGGGCAAGACGTTCAACGAGATTGGGAGCCCGGCGGCGAAGGCTGCGTGGCTCCGTCTATACGACGAGGCGCACAACGACCGAGGCTTCGACGAACTGAATGCCGACGGGACGGTTGTCGGGCCGCGCCGAACTTTAGACGGTACGCCTGAAAAGGTCGCGTGGGGCGGTCTGGACTCGATTGCGAAGGCTATAAATATCATGCAGGACGGCTCACTCGAGAACATCAGCCAGAATTTAGGCGACGCTCATAAGGTGAGAAGCTTCTACAACAACATCATGGAACCAAATTCGCCGCACGCTGACGTCACGAGCGACACCCACCACGTCGGTCTGTCTCTCGGACGACCTGTTGCCGGCAGCGATCCTGAACCAGCCACGAATTTCGGCGGGAACGGCTCGAGTATCACCGGCGTCCGCGGCTCATATCCGCTGTACGTCGAGGCAACCCGTCAGGCGATGGCTGAAATCAATGCCGAGAACCCCGACGAGCCGCCGATCAATTATCCCCGGGAACTCCAGTCAGTCGTCTGGGTCGAGTGGCGGAAGATGTTCCCGCCTGAGACAAGAACTGCAGGAACGAAGGCCAGAGTAGACTCAATTTGGAAGGAGCATCTAGATGGACAAATCACAGCCGACGAAGCCAGAACAAAAATCTCCGATTACGCCCAGAAACTACGTTCTGGAGTGGATGAAGGAGAACCAGATACCGCTGACGAAGGAGAACTACCTGCACATCAATTACATGGGTCAGGAGATCCCGGACGGAGCGGATCAGGAACTCCCGGCGGAGCTGAAGTACAAACCCGATCAAGCGGATCGAGAAGCCTAAAGGCGCCGAGCGAGAAGCCGGTCAAGGCGGCTGACGCGAAGCGGGCTGAAGGATTCCGTGAAATGATGAGACAAAATGCCGGGACACAGGCCGGACAATCTGCTTTGGGAGAAAAGTAATGGCGAACGACACCACGAAGGCACCTTACAGCCTAGCGCACGAAGCGCGGAAGCACGGCGAGACTAGCATGACTATCGAGGCCGCACCAGCCGCACCGACGTCGTTCACGGATAAGGATACCCAGACACGGTACGTCCCGCAAGACATCCCGGCGAAGGGCGGGACTGTTTCGCCGAACCCGAACGCGACCGAGAAATCAGCGAAAGACCGAACCCGGGACGTTTCTACAACTTAAATAACAATAAGTACAATAGGAGGCAAGATGCGGACAGAAAACGGTGGCGGCGATCAGTTGGCGCGCGGCATGACGAGAGCGAGATTCCAGACAGCAAGTACGAAGGTAACGCAGGAGCATTGGGACGCGTGTTTCGCACCGGAGGACAACGATGAACCAGAAGTTAGTCGTGGTGATTCCAACGTATCGTCGGCCCGAGATGTTAGCCCTATCTCTGGAAAAAATAGCCTCGACGACTCAGGCTGCTAATCACGAACTAGACGTCCGGATATTTCTCGACCACACGATCCTGCAGTCCCGGATCGATGAACTGGACTACGTCCGGGATACGTACTTCCCGACGGCAGACATCTTTCACGCCCGGGAGCATGTCCTCGTTCCGTCAGGGACGTGGAACATCCTGCAATCGCTGAAGGCTGGATACGAGACTGGCGCGGAATTCGTGTTCTTTGTCGAGGAAGACGTCATGGTCGCGCCGGACTTCTTTGATCGTCATCTAGCAATGCAGCGAAGCGGTGATTACTTCGTGACTTCCGGCCGGAAGTTGCGGCATAGAGACGAGACGTATTTCAGCAATCCCGGCAGCTGCTACCGCCGAGAGAAACTCGCGTTAGTCGTACCGCACATCAACGACAGGTATTTTGCGGATTTGAAAGGCTATCTCGAGAAACATTTCCCGGACATGCAAGACGCCGGGATCCTCGACGACGGTCTGATCCGCCGCGTGATGCGGTCCGTCGGCGGGAAGGCGTTGTGCGCCGTCCCGAGTATCGCGTTTCATCAGGGATTTCATATGTACGGCAGGAATCCGCAGTACCGCGTGGAGGGAAGTATTTCTGACAAGATCGCCGGGCTCAGGCTGCTCCTGCAAACCGTAAGCCCGAACGACAGATACACCGGGGATTTCGAACCCTTTTTAGGATAGGAAAAACCAGACCAAACTAAGTCCGAACACCATCCCGAATACAAAAATATAAAAACCTGCGAACAAATCGCTTTTTAATTTGCCTGTACATAACGCCAACCAGAAAGCGCACGCATCAACAAGAGATAGCCATACGATGCCTACCATCAAATGGTCTCTCATTACAGCCTCACGATGCGGATATTCGCTTCGTATTGCGTCCCGACCCCGATGATTTTTGCCGCGTTGAATTTCAAGGCTTCGAGCTGATCCGGCTTCAGTCGGAATACCTCGTCGACGAACGCCACCGTCACCCTTGTATCCTGCCTTAACCCATGCGACAAACTATCGAAGCACCGAAAATCCGGTTGGACGAATCCCGGGAATGAGTTGGTATACACTTCTTTATATCGGCGCCGGAGTGATTCTGTCGGACAATAGAATGCGTACAGGCTATCCGGGCAGTCGTTTTTGGTCAGGCCCTCGAGTAGCGTGAGCGCCGCCGCGAACTGCAGCAAAGCGTTCGTCTTCCCGGTCCCGCGGTCTGAGTGCAGGCCGATAAAGTTGTTGCTTCGCATCGTTGTCTCTGTTTTTGTTCCGTAGAACTCCTCAACCAGCTTCCTTTTGATTTCAACAAGCTTTATTTCATTCTGCATATCGTCTCCTCACCAAAGTTGTTCAAACGCGTTTTCGTCCGCTAGCCTGTGCATACATGCTTGCCATTTCGGGCCGTGGTCGTCGTACTCGTCGTCTTCATGGGTTACAAAGATATACAAGTGACAACTTTCGTGCAGCAAGTTGAGTTTCTCCGTCTTGCCGGATTCGTTATACCGCGGGTTAATCGCGATGTGGTAGTACCCGTTTTCGTAGAAGGTCTGCGCCATGAAACGGTCATCCGCGAGGTTTCTCGTGATGACCGTCGTCTTGGGCAGGCTATCTTGGAAATACTCGTGGTTGTACGCCGCGTACCAGACGTCAAGATGACGGTCGTCACTTCGTATTGGCTTTGCGAAAAGCGTCGCGGTCAAAAACAGAAGTAAGGGCATCGAGTTTCGCATTGATTTCCTTTTGTTCCTGCCGGTTGAATTTATCCAGCGTGTCCACCGCGGAGTTGAAGTGCGTTACAAAATGTACGCTCTTATCATAAGCATAAATGGTTCTCGTTAACGGATCTTGGCTTGTATGGAAGTGCCCCCAAAATGGACCGGACTCGTATTCCCGCAGGCCGATCGCGTGCCTGAGTCGCGACGTCGTGGCTCGCTTCAGTTCGTCGTTCCCGGAGTCCGGACCACGGAGCGCCGTCAGGATAGCCCATAAATCGGAGGACTCTATGTCCCCGACCTGCAGGAACTTCACGATGCTGGCGAGCATCTTTCTTGCGCTGCGTTCCTTGCCGGTCAGCGCGACCTTTGTTACCCGCGTCACTTCAGCACCGCCGCTACAACCACGATAATAGCGATGATCGCCAAGGTTAAAAACCCGAACGCCGCGCCAATCAGGACTGGCGACAGAACCCACCACCAACTCCAGTCGATGTAATGCGTCAGCTTACACAGGACGAAGATTAGCGTCAGGATACTCGTGAAACTCAAACCACCGGACTTATACGTTGTCTCGCTCATTATTCTCGGCTCCCTTTAGGTTTATCGTCTTTCTCGATCGTCTTCTTGAAAAGCTGTTTGCTGGCCTCATGGTAGATCACGACGCCTTCCGGCTGCCCAAATCCCGGCGCCGCGACGCTACCTACCGCAGCTAAATCATCGATTATTCTCCAAATTACTTCCGTACTAAAAATCCCGTAATACAGCACGGGGACAACCGAGCAGCATGCCGGCCGGACAGCCGGGTCACTCCAACGGTGCGTCGCGAACAACGAGAAACGTTTCTCGGTCAAACCGTAGCCGCGCTGGATACCCAGTCCCCACCATTCACCGAAGTGATGGCCCGGGCCGAGCTTCATGAGATCCGCGCGATACTCGTGAGCCCACCGACTGAACCCGTAGTTGTCAGTCTGTTTGCCCGGCGTGATCCACTTCGTCCGGCTCCCGGTGAGGAATTGCCCGTCGTCCGTGATGTAGATATTCGCGTTCGTGCCGTCAATCTTTTCAGTGATGACACAGTCTCGGCTCAGGCGCGGGATCTTCGGCATTTCTGGAAACGGAATGTCAGTCATCAGAGTTCTCCTATTAGTTTCAAATGCGCCCGTACAGAGTGGTGTGTCGTCCCAAACCATTGCGCCACATCCCTTAAACTATCTCCACCATCGTACATTTCCAGCATTTCTTCGGCAGTTTTTATTCTCTCTGGAGTAAACCACCTCGTTCTTCTTTCCCTCAACAATTTTTCTTTAACCGCTGGGTTGCCCCAAGTATACATCCCACCCATTTTTGACCCTTTTCTGATCTCTACACCATTCCTTTTTAGAAAGCCGGACACCGTTCCGTAGATACAACCGTACTCGTTAGCAATTCTCTCCAACGACCAATTTTTGTCTAAGTAAAGGCTTATAACCCTTTTCGGCAATTTTATAAATCCGAACTCTTTAGCCAGATGGCGCATTCTTTCGTTGCACATACAACAAAGTAATATAAAAACTTTTTCTGGGCGCTTCATACCCAGAATCTGGTCTTCGGATTTCTTCCAGCTTTTACGAATCGACGATTTTCTATGTGAAAAATTCATGTCATCGACTGTTAAAAGTTCAGGGTGCACAGGGCAGTCAGGTCCGTCTATAAAAGACAGTCCGGGGCACTTTACCCCACCGAGTTTTTCTATCGCCTTAATTCGCTTAACTTTTTGAGAGTTCAAAACCTAATCCTGCCTTTTCGCACCAAGATTTTCTTATTGCCAGATCTCGATCTATTTTTATATACCTGTCTGTCACGGTACCGCCGCTATTGTGGCCGAGCCAGTAAGCCGTCAGGCTTCGCGGGACACCCTGAGACTCGAGATGTGTCGCGCGGAACCGTCTAAATGCGTGAAATCCCGTGTCTAGACCGAGCGCCTCGAGTTGGTCGTACAGAGTCTCGACCCGGGCGTGGTTTCCGACGCTATTTTGAAACAAAAAACCCTTGTCTGGCAGATTTGCGACTTTTAAGTATTCGTTAATGTCCGGATGTAGGTCGATTTCCCGATTTCCTGCGTCTGTTTTCGGCTGCGGCATGATTTTCCCGCGGACTAGAGTCGATTTAACGTGGATAGTGGCTGTTTCCGGGCTCCAGTACGATATTCGTTGGCAAGTATCTTGCTGGTATTTCGTGTACGAGGCTTGTATGGCCAAAGCCTCGCCGATCCGCAGTCCGGTCGCGGCGAGCAGGACGATTAACGACCTGAGAGTCGGGTCGGCTTCGGCGATCGCGGCCTCGATCTGCTCGGGAGTCACGATTTCAGCCCGCGTGTCGGTTTTACTGACGATCGGCAAGTCGATGAAGTCGTGGTTCCACTTCCGGGGGTTCATCTCGTTACCGTTAGAGTCTGTCTCGGATGCAATGACAGCCGCCGCGACGTTGAAGATCTGGTTAATCGTCGAAGCCGACAAATTCTTCTTGGATAGAGCAGCGATAAAGTCCCGCATGCAGCCATTCTCGATTAAGTGGGTGGAAATATAAGCAAATTCCGGAAGGATGTGCGCGTCAAGGTAACTTTGATAGATCTTCGCGGTCTGCGGACGGACCGGATTACGCCGGCGTTGAGTCGCGGACTGCATGAAGTGCTCGGCTTGTCGTTTGAATATCATGCTGGAATTCTACACCTACATCGACTCTTTGTCAAGTCTTTTCTTGAAATCTTTATATCTGGCGGCGTGTTCTTCACACAACCAGTAGCCGGACGACTTTGTGGACGCTTCCCGACCGCATAGGCGGTAACGGGCGCCGCCCATGATATTCGTCGGGTCGTAGATGCTCTCGGACGTGCCTTCCCGGGCACTCCCTTCGATATAGATTGCGACCTGACACGTGCTTCCGATACTCACGGCTTCCCCTTCTCGTCGAATTTCCCGGAATTCGTGACGGCCAACGGGTCGAAGTGCGTCGGAGCGGCCGTGACTGTAAAAAACGGTGTCGGTAGAAACATCGACCGCATCGCTACTGAAAAACTGGACTCTTTCCACGGCCCGAGGTTGGCTCGGGTCTCGACCGGGACTCCGTAATTCTGCTCGAGCCGCATGATCTGCAGGACGTCCAGAGTCTCGGATACCCATAGCCGCCTAGGATACGCGAACTCCCCAGTATACCCGTGCTTGAATTCCTTGACCTCGCCCCACAACGAGACTTCACCGGCGACCTGACCGCGATACTCGTCCCATAATCCCTGCTCTTCGCCGAACAGTCCGCCGTACATCAGCAAATCCTCTTCTAGGCTTTCATAGACAGGCGGTTTGGTTATCCGGTCGATGGATTTCGCGGCGTGGATTCCGAGATGGAGGTCGTCTTCCTTCGTGCCTAGAGACATCCGCTTCCGAGCCGGCCAGACCTCCTTTTTGACGCTCGAGACGAGCAGGCCGTCGGGGTTCAGGTTCCAGACGCGGTACCCGACGATCGGATCCTGTGACTCGCTCGCGGGTGTCGGTGCTTTTTCTGGAACGACTGGATCGCTCGCGTGTCGGGTTATAAACGGCGAGCCGAACAGATTCGCGAACACGTATGACTTGTATACGGGAGCCGACGTAAAAGTATTCACGGCGTTTCGAATATCCTGCGCGGTCAGCGCGTCCGCGGCGTTTGTCTTCTTGTCGTCTGGCGGCATACTATACTCCTACCATGTCATGGACAGGTTCTTCGATTTTGACTGGTTGTTCCTGCGGCGTCTCGGCCGGCTCGAGATGCTCCGGCTCGGCTAGCGGGACCGGCTCGAATAACGGCTTCACGGTGTGGATGTGCTCGATTTCACCTAGTCGCATTTCTTCTCCTCTTCTTGCTGCATACAAGTCACGACCCGGCGGATCTCGGCTTCCCGGGTCTTTATATCCTGCTGATTCTTGATTTGGTCTGTCAAGCAGGACAGACGTGTTTCTGGATAACCGTAGGAAATCCCGATCTGGCCGAAAATCTCTCTGTACTCGCTGCTGTGATACAAGAAATCGCGAATCGTGTCCCTGATACTCGACATCTCTCTTTCAGCGTGAATACTGGCGCTTTCCAGACGCTCAATCCGTTTGTCTTTCTTGGTCTTCCAGAACATCACCGTCCCTCCTCTGCTTCATATCCGATACTAAATCCGACCTTCGGCGATCCTTTCCCGCCCTTCAACTGTTTGAGTTTAAAATTCTTCTGCAACCGCGTGAGCGTCTCGTCGACCGGGATGTCTAGGCACAAGAACGTCGATGCGATCTCGCGTAAGTAAGCCAAACTCAAGCCTTCCGTCTTCTCGACGAGTTCATCGAGTTTCTCGGCCGGGATCTGGTCTTGCGTGACGTGCTTCAAATACGCCCGGCGGGTGTCGGCCTGCGGTGCGTGGATCCCGATCACCAAATCGAAACGGCCGGGCCGCTTGATGAAACGGTCGGCTAGATCCTCGGGCTGGTTCGTCGTCGCGATATGCACGATGTTGTTGACTTGGTCCTGACCGTCAAGCAACGATAGCGCGGCCTTGACTTCCCTGTTGCCTTGGTCACCTTTGAACACGCCTTCGATGTCTTCCATCAGTGTCATGATAGGACGGCTGGACTCGACGGACCGGAAGTGCTGGATGCAGATACTCGCGGTCGCGAAGTCATCGATCAGGAAGATCACGCCGCCGATATCAATCAAGTCCTTCCCGAGCAGGCTGATGATCGACGTCTTGCCGCATCCGGGCTCGCCGTACAACAGGATGCCGCGCTTCTGGAGTAGATGATACTGCTTATACCGGTCAGCCCGGTTCCAGAACAACTTGATCTGATCCATCAAATACTTCGAAGGCAGGCCGGGCAAATCGATCGCCTGATCGCTCGGCGCCGTGACTGGCGTGTAGAGTTTGTGGCCGTCTTCGATGTCCAGAGTGTAGATCCCGGGCGGCAGCGTCTCGCGGATATCCTCGACGCTACGATACGTCCCTTTCGAGACCGCCCAGCCTGCCTGCTTTTCGTTCACATCCTGTTTATTTGGCATTTGCCATCCTTTGTTTTGCAAGTTAGATTGTTTAAAAGCTTTTTTAAGATTTGCGGCAAATCCACCGGTCGCCTCTGTCGAACCTGACGTCGGGTGAGACCCAGTCCGTACTGGCGACAGCGGATCCGGTAGATTAGGTTTCCATCCAGCCGTCCATGGCTTAGACATCCGACCTCGGATACGCGATACTCCATGTCGAACGGTAGACTGGCCGGGGATACGCGTCATCACCATGTTCGTAAAACACCAATTCTACCTCATCAGTCAACTCGCAATCGCTGAACTTCACGACCTGCCGCTCGAGGCTATTCCCGTTCTCCCGTAAGTCGTGGTACATCTCGTCTCGCTTCGCCTTATCGCTCGTTGTGATGACTTCCCAGTTATTCCTCATTTGGCTCCCTTAAAATCATGATTTCTTCAAGCGTCCAGCCGTACTTTCTAATCAGTGTCAACTCTTCTTCCGTGACGTTCATGATAGTCCCGGGTCTAGAGATCTCCAGTTTCCGGATATCTACGTGCCGGAAAAAAGGTTTGTCTCCACCAGTCCTGCTTATCTCTCCGCCGCGGCCGTCAAAATGCACGACTTTCGGGTTCGTCCAGTACTTCCAGCTTTTCCAACCGGTTGTCCAGCTCCGACTACAGAAAGCGCACGGGTTCGCGCGTCCATCGTTATTGCATGCCGGGCATCTCATACACGGCGTCACAGCAGGCCGAACCTCTTCGCGGTCATGAAAGCCTGCATCCAGACGGTCTGGCCGAAAGCCAGCGCAAGGCTGATATTATCCGGTCGTAGCAGGCCGTGCTGAGGGCACAGAAACAGTTCGAACAGGTTACTAATCATCTTGATTCCCGATTCGCTTTCGCTAGATATGTCGCCATCCCGGCTTGCCGGCATTCTTCCGAACAGTAGTTAAGCGTTGTGACTTCCCCTAATACGGGAGCAAACCAATAACTCGGTTCATTGTATCGTTCGCCGCACCGCTTGCATTTATGCTCTTTCTGGGTTTTCATAGCGCCTCCTATAGAACGCCCGGCGAGACCGTGGCCTTCACGGATTTCATTTTCAAGTACCGGCACTCTTTCGAACAGAAGTGCCAGATGTGTCCTTGCCTGTCGTGCCAGATGTACGACGGGTTGCATTGTATCACACAACCACACCGTCTGCAAGTGTTTTTCATCCCGCTATAAATCTTAACCGGCATAGTGTCTCCTACGCGAATTTTGCTGCTATTGCAAGCGTTTTTCGATCTCTGCTTCCGTGAAACCGGCCCGGGTTAAAATTTTCTTGATGGAGTCGGATGTCGTGTCCGGATGGATCACGTGAATCAAGATCTCCATCAGCAAGGATTCCGCGAACGTCGGTGCCGGGACTAGGAGTTCTCCGCCGGTCGACCGCCTGCCCCTGTTAACAGTCATCTTGAAGCCCTCTTTTCCTTTGCTATACATCGGTCTGTGTGCAGGTTCAGGCAAACTATGGTGCAGAAAAACTTCCTGCGGTCGTGGACGTTCCGTTGGCACGTGTAAACCGGGCTCTTGCCTCGGATATCCGCACCGCACTCGTTGCATATCGTCCATTCAGCCATTACCGGGCACCCGCCAATTGCATGACCTTCACGGCATACAGTTCGGCGTCCGGACCTTGGCCGTTGTACCTGCGAATCCCGTCACGCAGGCCGTACTGGCGGATGTTCTCGGCTAGAATCTCAGATCCGACTTCCATACTGTCTTCGGCTTTCAAGAGGTTCTTGTCCCGGAAGTTGTTGTACTTTCCCGCCCAGACGTGTGGCTCGACTTGCATCAATCCTACGCCGCCATCCCGGCTGACCGCCAACGGGTTACAAGTCGATTCGACGGCAATCTCGGCTGCGATGACGTTGGCTGGCAGCCCGGTCTTGGCCGAGCTACGCGCTACCATTTCCGCCAACGGGAGGTCACCGCAGCCGGCACGCCCGAAAACACGGGCAGCTTGGAATGAACTCGTACGGAATCCTTCCTGCTCAAACTCTGATACGCTTCTCTGGACTGGTTTCGCCGTCATGGACGGGAAACTCAAAACGGATACCAGAACGGAAACCATTTTTAGCCTGTTCATTGTGTCCTCGATTCCAGTAAAGTATACCCGACTACTACCGGGTTGTCAAGCCTTTTCTTTTGCGGCTGCTTTGGCTATAAATTTTCTGTAGTACCAACGCATCCATGACGCGCCAACAAGAATGCCCATCGGTAGTCCGCTAAAATATCCGTAAAGCAAGTCACTCATCCCCGGCTCCCTCTGCCCGCGTGGGGCTACAGCCAAGACCAGATTTTTATTTTCCCGGTGTATAGCAAAATCACATAAATAATCCACACCACTTGCGAAATCGCTAATCCACCTGCGATGCAAAGAAGCTGCAT